GGCGTACCGGTTCAACCGGGGACCGTGAACCTCAAATTCTTCGTCGGCAAGCTCCACCAGACCCAGGGGAGAGATCTGGATGGTGAGGTCGGAACTAGCTGCCCGATAGCTGGGGGACTGGAACTGTATGGCCATTTACTGGTACATGGGTGGGTTGGGTGGCAGTGGGTCGATGCCCGGCTGGAAGGGCATGTACAGCTTGTTCATTTCTCCCGGGAAGCGGTGAGCTAGGGGCTCAAAAATGTCCGACTTCTGCTCCGGCTTCCCACCTCGCATCCCCGTTTCTTCGGATCCCGGGGGGAACTCCCGCATATGCTCGGACTGCTGGAACGGACGGACCCAGGTGGGGTTCGGGCGCCGTCCCTCCTCTCGCCGGTCCCAGTAGACCTGGGAGCGCCAGACACTGGGGTGGACGAACTCAGGGTGAAAGGCGACTTCAGCTGGGCCGCGAGACCCGGACGTGCCTTCGATATCGGAAGGCGGATGACGCTCCACCCCGGTGATGTACTTGCCGTCATGGGCGGCGCGGCCGAAGAACCTCTCACCCGCCATCAGCGTCGCTGCGCCCGTCGCTCTTGCTCCAGCTGCTGCTGAGTCTTCGGCAGGCGCCGCTTTTTAGCCGTCGACTGGAACTGGACGACAACCGAGTTCTGATAGCGCTGCTGAGGCGTACCGGCGGCCTTGGCTGCGTACCGGGGCCGGAATCGATGCAGCTGGGACACAGCCATGGGGTTGGCGTCAGTCCCCATTACCTCTCGCTCCCGGCAGGCTTGCCACCCGGGTTAGGGACGCCCGTGTAGATCTCGTCAACCATGCGGTGCAGGTTGCCGGGCGCCGTGCGCGCCGACTCCCGCCGCGGCGCACTGCTCAGGGGACTGGCGTGGGGGTCGCGGCGGTCATTCCAGAGAGTCTGCACGTCCATGTACGGGACCGGCACGTTCTGGATGTACGGCTTGTCAGCCATGGTGCCTCCGACAGAAAATACGGGGTGGTGGGGCGAACCCGCCCATGGAGCAGCCATTTACGGTACGATGGGTGCTATGGGTATCGAGTTGTCGGACGAGTACTTCGCCCTGCTCTGGGACTACCTGGACCGGCGGCATGGCTTCAGCGATCCCAGCGAGATGGCCGAGACCATCAAGATGGGAGACCGGCTCTGGGCGACCCTCCAGGAGGCGGCGCACGAACAGGGCTACACGCTGGCTATCCAGCATGACCCCAACGCTCATACCCCTCCTCGCCGGGCGACAAGAAGTAAGGCTGGCTCCGGCGAGGGACGCCAACCTTCCGCTGGCCCCCGCCCTTCTTCGGGGGCAGGGTCTCTACGTATTTACCGCCCAGCCAAGTCGCAGCCTGGAAGTGCTTCGGATGCTCAAAGTCCTTCGCCTCGCTCGCCGTCTGGTAAGCGCGGGCGAAGTGCTGGTACCGGGTAGCGGTCCTACCGGTCTTGGTGAACCCTGCCTCCAGGCCCCGGCCGTAGCGAGGCGGGTACATCCGGTTGATGGCCACGTCGTGGGCCCGGTAGTCGATGGTGGCGCCTTCCCCGTGCGACTCGGTGGGGAACTCCAGGTCGTGATAGAAGTGCCACTCCTTGGGTGAGGTCTGGGCACTGATCACGTCCAGGGGATGGGCACCCCCATGCAGGATCTGGTGCGTCTTGTAGAGCGCACTGGTGGTGGCCTGGTCGAGAGGGCTGCCCTTGGTGATAGCGGTGACCTCAGCTGAGCGACCACCCCCCGCCTTGTGGGCCCGCTCAATTGTCTTCCAGTGTTCGGGCCTGAGTTGCAGGGCAGCGTGCAGGGCCGGGACGTTGCCCGCCTTCCAGTCCATGGCCGGGCTGAGGATGGCCAGCGTCCCAGAGGCGGCCTCATGGGCGCTCCGGCGACTGGTACTGCGGATCTTCCGGCTACCGCGGATGGCTGCGCTGGCGCCCAGGTGGGCCTCTTCGTGCCAGCGACGCCCCTCTTCCAAGCTCTCAGGAGCATGGCGCCGGAGTACGTCATGAAAGGTGGTCAGGTTTTGGACGGCAGCTTGGCGCTGCTCCTCCTGGGACAAGTCCCACTTCGGGTAGCGCTCCGACCAGCCCGCATGGCTCACGCCACCCGACGCAGTGCGTACCGGCGCCTCCTCCGGCGGCGGCGGGATCCATAGGTTAGGGCGCGCCGTTACGATGGCCCGCCCAGCGCTGGGCGGCACCTCCAGGCCGGACGCCCGCCGCGGCATCAGTCGGTGACGACCTCAGGAGCCCGACGCTTCTGGTTGCGACCGTTGCGGACCACCTCTTCGTAGCGGACTTCGGCTTGATCCGTGAAGCTCCCATGAGCAAATTCCCCAAACATGGTGGGGGCGTCGACCCAGGCCGCGGAGCCGACGTGGACCCGCTCCTGGATGGTCTCCTCCGGCATCTTGAACTGTATGGCTGGGTTGACGTGGTTCAGCCTCCCCGGGGCAGGGATCATGGGCTCCAGCATCCCCCTGGTGAAGTCGTCGGGGACATCAGTGTCGGTGGCCAAACCTTCCTCAAAGCGGAGCGGGCCACGACCTCCCGGCCGCGCCGGGGCCATGGTCTCCTCGTAGCGGTACATGCCGCGCTCTGGGAATCCTGGGTCGGGGGCAATGCTCATACGGCACGCGCTCCTTCTATGGTGTTTCCATGAACGCTAGTGACGCCTCCGGTTCACACCGCGGCCACCCGGCGATAGGGCACCATGTAGTTGCTATCGGTTACGCTTGAGCCATGGCGTCCCAGGAGCGGGCTCAGCTGAGCGCCATGCAGCGTGCGACCGGTACCGTGCCGATGAAACGACGGCGGGGCCCAGCTGATCGGTATATCGCCCAGGGCGACAAGCTGGGTGGCAACAGCAAGGACGAGATTCAGAAGAACCTGGCTGCCGTACTAGCCCAGGCTTACTCCGGCCCTAGCCCGGGGGCGGCGGACCCGTTCTCCGTGTCGAGGTGACGGCGACCACGGAGTGGTCATGATCTCGACCTCCGGCACCATCAACGTCCGGCTCATGATGGTGGCGCAGGCCAGGCTGTCGACGTAGTCGTCGTGGACCCCGGCCTCGTTGGGGGCCTCCACCATCATGTGGGCGCCCTTGTAGCTCTTCTCCACGTCGATCATCTGCTGGCGGAACCGGCGCCAGTTCTTGGTCTTCTTGGCCTTTGGGTGGGCGGGCCAGGACAGCAGGCCACGTTGTAGCAGCTGCTGAAGGTGCTTCCACCGCATGGACTGATCCGCGATCTGCGACGACAGTGGTTCCACCTGGATGTTCGGAAGCAGTCGCTTCAGCCGGTCAGCTGCTACGTCACCCACGCCTTGCGCGTCGACGCCGATAGCCATCACGGAGTAATTGGAGAACCAGTCCACAAGTCGCCAGTACTGGGTCTCCCATTCTTCCCCATGCATCTCCAGCCATCCCAAAATACGATGGTCGTACAGCCCTAACTCATCGGGCCGGTCCCAATCCACCCACACCACGGTGGCGACGGTCGAGTCCATCTTGCGGGCGAAGTCGATCCCGGCGATGAGCGGGCTCTTCCAGTAGCTCTGGACGATGGGCATGCTGGGGTCACCAAGCTCATCCAACCGGGACTCGGTGATGAGCATGCCCCGCTCCAGCAGCCACTCCAGCTTGTAGTTGAGCCGGAACTCGTCAGAGTCCTCACCAATCCGTAGAGCCTCACCCCGAATATAAGCCGCATAGTTACGGTTGTACCGGGCGCAGTACTTCCAGTCGAAGTGGAAGTGGTTCTTCCGGCCGCCCCGGCGTAGCTCCATCCTCTTGTTGTGCTGGATGGTCTTGTAGAACACGCCCTTGGTCACATCGGGGGTGCCGGTCATGACCATGGTTGCTAAATAGAAGGCGCCCATGGGTCCGATGCTCTTGTTCAGAGTATATTCGTCCACACTCTGGGACTCATCGATGAAGATGATGTGGTAGCTCTTCGACTCGATCTTGGCCCGGGGGTTGGCGGTCTGCATGGCGCAGAAGCTCTGGCACTTCTTCAGGCGGACCTTACGGGAGCCGGGACGGACCTCGTCATCGATGTCCGGATCCTCCAGTAGCTCCAGGGCCCGGTCGCTGGTGAGCCGGTCGACCACCCGGCCGAACAGGGTCTCTACCTGCTGTTCAACTGGAGCGAAGCATCCCACCATGACGCCGCGGAGGTACTTCTGGAGGGGCCCGAACTCTGGGAACATGGCGGCCAACCTGGGCAGCAGGATCATGAGGCTGGCGGCCACGTTGGCCACCACCTCCGTCTTGCCCGACTGGCGGGAGAACTCTCCGGTGATGGTGGAGCCGTCGCTACCTACCACCGACTCAATGATGCGTCGACCGAGAGCAGCCTGGTACGGAAACATGGCGACGCCGCTGAATTCCAGGGTGAACTGCCAGATTTTATCTACCAGGCGATCTACAAACTGCTGGTCACCT